TGGACACCCTCATTGAGGTAGGGAAGGTCATCATTGGAACTGGTGGCAGATTAATCGACCTAACTGGCCCGTGCGGAAAGCCTAAGCTCAAGCCTCGTGCCAACGGCAAACGACATACCCAGCGGACTCGCGTGAAGTACCGCAAAGGTCGCAGGCGGAAAGCAACAGCAAGGAGGGCGGCATAATGGATATCCACCTGGCCAGGTTCACAACAAGAACCGATACTGATATTCCAGAAGAAATTCTAAATGCTATCTGTGACCAGTTAGAAGAATATTGGAGTCAAGCAGAAATTGACTTTGAAGAATTTCTAAAAGAAATCGAAGATGAACATGAGTTGAACGATTCAGACTTAACCGTTGGGAGCGAGTTCTAATGAAAACCTACACGTCAATACTAACTCCCCAGCAGGCCATGGTTTTCCTTGGCCCTGCACTACACCGTGACACGCTTCGAGATATCGCCAAGAAGCGTGGCATTCCTCGTGGTAGAGATAAAGCTACTACCATTCAAAACATATCCAACGCTGACTTCAAAGTTCGCGTAAACGTGAGGGTGAGATAATGCAAACGAAATACGAAACCGTAACGACAGTTGATAGTCAAACAGACTTGAGTCTCAATGACATTATCAAGCTAATAAACTATTTTCAGTCACAGGTGAAAGATAGCAATCTTCCAGCAATCAGCACGATTACGGATAAACTATCTTTTATGTCGTACATTGAGAAAGGGCCTCACATTAAACCTAACCTGGATGACCCCATCATAACTCTCCATGTTAGACAGACAACTGAGGAGAGCAACAATGGCAATTGATCTCACTGACCTAATGGATGCCGAACACGCTGCACCTATCGATGCGCGTATCTGGTCTCCAATGCAAAAAGCAATTTTCCATGTTGTCGAATACGGCACTGGAAATATCATCGTGCAAGCCGTGGCAGGTAGTGGCAAGACCACCACAATACTGAAGAGCCTTGAGTACATTCCGTACGATAAAAAGGTTCTTCTCCTTGCATTCAACAAGGCTATTGCGGACAACCTCCGTAACCAAGTCCCGTCTTATGTACAGGCCAAGACCTTTCATTCCCTGGGCTGTCTCATACTACGCAATAATGGACACACTGACTGGAACGTAGTTGGCCAGAAGACCCGGAAGGCTCTCAAAGACAACTTCCCACAAGATATTGTCGACGACCTTGCGCAAGCTCTTATCAAGCTGGTATCTACAGCAAAGGCGAACATGCTCGGTTGTCACAACGAACAGCCAGCTGACCTTACCCAGTATTTTGTTGAGGCGGTTGAAGGACTTCAAGATGAAGGCATCGGGCAGTACCAGCCACATCAGGTAGCTACAATAGCTAGCAGGTTGTATAGAATCTGCCTGTCCGATACCCGCACCATTGACTTTGACGACATGCTATTCCTTCCCTTCTACCTCAAATGCGAGTTCCCGCAGTATGACTTCGTTCTCGCTGACGAGGCACAGGACTTGAACCCCATCCAGCATGAGATGGTCTACCGACTCACTGGCCCTAACGGACGGGTAGTCGCTGTGGGTGACAGGTCACAGGCTATCTATGCCTTCCGAGGCGCGGACTCTCGTAGCATGGACAACATGAAGCACATGTTCAACGCAGAGGAGCTACCACTCTCCGTGTCCTACCGTTGTCCAATCGCTGTGGTTGAACAAGCTCAGATGTACGTGGAAGAAATACAGCCCAAGGAAGACGCAGAGCTAGGCATATGTGAAGACCTCACCGAGCCACCGCCAGTTACATCCTTCCTTGACACAGACATGGTGGTCTGTCGCAACAACGCACCGATATTTTCCCTAGCCATGCAGTTTGTTCGGGAACGTCTTCCGGTGCAGGTCAAGTCAAACCTGGAAAAGACCATACAAACCTTCATCAATCTCATCGACGGGAAGTACAAGTGCAACGATGACATTGATAAGTTCATCGAAGGGTTGAATAACTGGTTCCAAGCTGAGCTGACCAAGGCAGAGCTTGAAGGCCGTGAAGCCTATATGCAAACCATCTCGGATAGGTACGACACCATCCGTGTGCTAGCACAAGGCGAGGATGTAGCAACTGTAACGGATATGCTAATCCTTATCAAGAAGATATTCCGTTCCGGCCGAGGCCCAACACTCTGCACCATTCACAAAGCCAAGGGACTAGAAGCCCCCCGCGTATTCATCTGGCGGCCTGACCTTATCCCTTCCCGATTTGCAAAGACCAACTCTGCTCTTCAACAGGAAGACAACCTGTTGTATGTAGCAATCACCAGGTCTTTGGAAGAACTGTATTTCGTATATCTACCGGAGGACTAAATGGACATCCATGACACCCTAACAACAATGCCGACAGGATTTTACTGGTTCTTTGATGTGGAGCGGAAGTCTCGCTCCATTCTTTACTGGAACTTTACTGCTCAGGTCTTCGCCCTTGCTGGAGAAAACACCAAGTACCCTGTCGTTGGGCTTGCCCAAGGCATTGTATTTGCTGGCCCCATCCAAGTCCCTAGTGACATTACCAACGCGATTGAAATTCGCGCCCAGATGAACAAGGAGATACAAGATGCCCAAGCGAGACAAAAGCGGAAGCAGGAGTCGGAACCGGAAACTCCGACGTCAGATGAAAAGGAATCCAACATCATTCCTATTAACAGAGGAGACTAAGACATGCCCAGAGGAAGACGCAAAGAGACAGACAAACGCCTTGAGTGGAAACTACGAATCCCTCAGTCAGTAGCTGACCCAGTTACAGCTAGACTTGCTAAGCAGAACCTTCTAGGCGAGGACAAAGGTCCGCCGCTTGGCGCAAGGAGTGAGCTAACATCCATGCTTTATCGCAAATGGCTACGGGAGAAAGACCTTGAGGATAACCTCATCGAGACTCTCAAACAGTGCGAAGACTTGGAACGCACAGATGTTGAGGCATCGCAGTCCAAGGCTGTCACTGCACTCCTGACCTTTCTTGAACAGACAGGTCGCAAGAGAGTATCGGAGTCATTCAATCGACTACGGCGAGTGTACGCTTGACCACTCGTAAAACATAAGGTAGAATACCCGCCTTAGATTGTCAATCCCGAGAAAAGAATCGGAGGTAATAAAATTGGAAACCATGACACCAGATGCAGTTCACGACCTGCGCCGCCGCGTTCTGGAGAGCGAAGACCTTTCACGCGACGAAGTACGGGGAGCTATCGAGCACCTTGCACCGAACAGGCTGCAGGCTATCTCCGATGCCGCTGATGCCAAAACAGCAAAGGCTAAGTCCACAAAGAAAACTGTTGACCTTAGCGATTTGCTGTAATGCCCAGCGCTAAAAAACTTGACAACTATGCTCCAGAATTATTCGAGCTACTGGATAAAATAGAACGCGGCCTTGGCGTTACTAGCTTCTTCACTACTAAACGTGAAGCGAAGAACACTAGGGCTGAGTTCTACAAATTCCGTCAGGTACTTCGTGACATGGCCAACACCGCTGACAAGATAGAGGTTAATATGTCAGACGACCCAAGCGGTGATACGGTACTAAACTTTAAACGCCGGTCGACGGTTTACTCCCATCGACTTCAAGATACAAGGGAAGACTAATGGAAAAAGAAATCAACTGGGACTCAGACCCCGTAGACAAACACTTGGCTGATACAGCAATCAAAGAAGTGAAGCCTTGGGAAATCCTTGGCAGCTACGCCCTACAAGATAACACTTACCATTTCTTCCCGACTAATCCTGTTGTGGCGGCAGGAGCAGAGGCTGGTGACATGGAAGTCCCAGACTTTGTTTTTCCTTCCTTCATGGATAGTACAATGTTAGCCCAGTACATATCCTGTCCACGCCGCTTCTTCTGGGGTTCCTTTCGTAACCGGCATCCGAACAATCGTTCTATTCACTTAACAGCCGGAGGCGCATATGCAAAAGGTCTTGAGATATTCCGTCGTAGGTTCTACAAGGATGGTGTCTCTGTGCAAGAGGCTACTGAGGAAGGGTTCCTTGCCCTTACAAGAGCTTATTCAGATTTCGAACCCACAGGCCCCAGGGACTATAAAACATGGGACAGAACTGTTGCGGCATACTTGTCGTATCTTAAAGAATACCCTCCTGAGACCGACTACCTTGTCCCACATTTCGTTAACGGAGATCCGTGTATCGAATTCTCCTTCTCCATACCGATACCTGGCATCCTTCACCCTGAAACTGGAGACCCTATTAATTGGGTTGGACGTTCTGACCTTATCGGAGAACAAAACGGTGTTCTGTTCGTTGTTGATGATAAGACAACTGGAGCCATCGGACCCCACTGGTCAGACCACTGGAAGCTCAGGGGGCAGTTTACTGGGTATTGCTGGGCAGCGCAGGTGTTCGGATATCCAGTTGCAGGTGCCATTATTCGCGGCACCGCGATCCAGAAGACGCAGATTAAACACGCACAGGCAATCACGTACCGAGAGGATTGGAAAATCGAACGCTGGCTTAAGCATGTCCAGACAACGCTACGCCGCATGGTTGAAGACTATCAACAGTTTAAAGAAGACAGAAAGTCCAACCCCCTCGACTATTCCGCATGGGACACAGTAGAGGACAATGCTTGCAATGACTTCGGAGGCTGTGCCTTCACCATCCTTTGCGAGACACCCAACCCTGACGTGTGGCTGGACAACTACTACGACCACCGCCAGTGGAATCCACTGAAGAAGGAAGATTAATGTGTCTTCGAATCAAATATCCTACCAATGGTTCATTGAGGATTCCTACTTCGGTACTGCTGTCATCACACCGCCGTGGCTCGACCCCCGTTTTCACGTGGTGTCCGAACATTTCTTCTGCCGTGACTGTGGAAGAATCTACGCTCAATGTCTCGCTGATTATAACCGACCGTTACATACAATCTCCCACGGTAGATGCAGAAACTGCACGAGCCGCGCGGGCTTTCATTTCCAAATGCCTGGCTCGGTTGTTCACCAATGGGATAGATTTTTCGACTGGGATAAGTATCCCCTCGAAGTCCTCAAATATGAATTCCTTGTCCGATATAACCACTGTAGGAGGTATAAAATCTTATGAGCACTGTTGCCCTATCAAACTCTGAACCCACGAAAGTGGAGCAAGTCGTTTCGGAAATCCCTCCTGAGCATACGGAGAGTTCCCCACTCCCCGGTGCAAACGTCTTGCTAATTGGTGGCTCTGGGGCAGGTAAGACGCACTCACTATGCACACTGCCAAAAGCCGGAGTCACACCTTTTATTCTCTTCACGGAACCCGGCATGGATGTAGCCGCCGAGCACATGAACCACGGCGATTACCACTGGTGCTACTCTCCACCCGCCAACGTTCCGTGGTCTGTCCTCATTGACAAGGCTAAGATTATAAACACCTTGTCCTTTGAAGCACAGAAGAAATACGACGACCCGAACAAGTCAAAGTACAATCAGTTCGTTGACGCTCTCCAATGTATGAACAAGTTTGTATGTGATGAGTGTGGAGAGAACTTCGGAGATGTCGCAACCTGGGGAACCGATCGCGCATTTGTCGTGGACTCACTGTCGGGCCTATCAACAATGTCGATGCAACTGACCGTAGGTGGCAAACCTTCTCCACATCAAGGCGAGTGGGGAACTGCCATGGGAAACATCGAGGGTCTGATTCAAACCTTAACCAATGGAACCAAGTGTCACTTCATTCTCCTTGCCCATCTTGACCGCGAGGTAGACGAGGTGTCCGGTGGCTCTAACATTTACGCACTTACCTTAGGTAAGAAGCTAGCTCCCAAACTTCCGTTCAACTTTACCGATGTCATCCAGGCCAAACGTACTGGCACTGAATGGTCATGGAGTACGACGGAACCAGGGACAGACCTCAAGGCCCGCAATGTTGCGTGGTCTAAAGGACTACCTGCTAGTTTCAATCCACTCATCCAAAAATGGCAATCGCGAGGAGGCATTATATGTCCAACGAATCAAACAACGCTCCAGCCCCAATCCGCTGCACAGCCGTCATAGATATTTCCTGTGACGACGAAGAACTGCGGGAGCAAATTACACAGGCTATCGAAGGAACCCTGAACAAGACCCGCCGCGCGCTGGGTACTGGCACAGAGTCCACTCGCTTAGTCATCACCTACCGAGAGGGAGACCTGGTTGCTTCAGTCCCCGAGGCTAAAGAGAAAGCAAAAGAGCCTAGCTCTGACAGACCTACAGAAACTAGGCAGGGTTCTTTTCTCGGTAGCAAATAATTTGAGCAGGTAGGTCTAACCTTCCCACTCAAATCGGCAAAAGCCGTTAACACTAAACTAAACTTCCAATAGGAGAAAGTATCATGATTAACCTTGAACAATTTGCCAATCAAGAAGTACAGGGTATGGGATCAACTGAGTATGTTCCGGTCCCTGCCAGTACCGACGGTTACAATGGCATTGTAAAGAAAGTTGCACTCCGCGACGGCGTCTCTGACAAGAACGGCGAGCAGTGGATTGCCCTTGACATAACCTGGATTGTTGACGACGCAGGTGTCCGGGAAGAAATGGAACGCGAGGAAGTAACTCTCCGCGACAGCATGTTCCTGAACTTCACCGACGATGGTCGCCTCGATAACGGTAAGGGTAAGAACGTACCACTCAACCGGCTTCGCGAAGCAACCGGTCTCGCCGACCCTGACCTGGCCTTCAGATTTTCCATGCTTGAAGGAAAGGTTGCCAGGATATTTGTTGTTCACAAGACCAACAAAAACACTGGTGCTCCGCAGGCTGAGATCAACAAGGTCGCAGCATTAGTATAGCATCGACCGGCGCGTGCACCGCACTTCGGTATCAAAAATAGTGCACAGGCGGCGGGATTCAGGGTGTCCCCATGACCCTGTTTTCCCGCCCCACTTATTATAACTAACTAGGGCGCGTATGATAAATCTATTAGCCAAAGCAACTTACTATGCAGTCGTAGGTCTAACCACGGCCTTTATCTTACTGGGTATCTTTGGTAATATATTTCCAACGCTAGGTATATAGAATATGAAAACAACAGAACTAGAGAACATTGAAGTATCTGAATCGCGTCAGCGCAAGACGTTTAACAAGAGGCGAATGGAGGAGTTAAGCAAGAGCATAGTGTCTAATGGGTTGTTTCATCCTATCGTAGTCGAGCCTCTCGATGATGGCGGAACGGGGACTGTCACCCTAATCGCCGGAGAGAGGCGGCTGCGTGTGGTGAAGGAACTTATTGAGAAGAAGACACCCTTTCGTCATGACGGACAGGAGGTTCCGCTTGGTACAATACCGACTGTCTTTGTAGATGAACTCGACGAGGTTACAAGACTTGAGATTGAGATTGAGGAGAACGTAACTCGCGAGGACTTCACTGTTCAGGAGAAAGCTGCGGCCTATGCACAGCTACATGAGCTACGGATAAAACAAAAGGGAGAGTATGACAAGGGTGAGAGTCAACGAACAGGTGACACTGTAGGCCAGACTCTCCTTGCTACAGCGCAAGAGATACACGGGGACGACGCCGGGGACAGTAAGGTGAAAGACCTGTCTGACCTGCTTGTCATTGCCGAGCATCTTGATGACCCTGAGGTCGCCGCGGCCAAGACAAAGTCCGAGGCACTCAAAGCGATTAAGGACACCAAACGCGCGAAGGTACGGAAAGAACTCGCAGAACAATTCGACCTAACGGAAGCACCGCATGTGTTATTCCATGCTGATAGCTATAACCTTGAAGCTGTCTCCGGTGCCCCGTTCGATGTCATCCTTGCTGACCCACCGTACGGTCGTGAGATGCACAAAGAAAAGAACGCTGGGACGAGGAAACATAACTATGATGATTCAGAAGAAGCCTTCCAACAAATGCTTGCAGAGCTACCCGGACTTTGTGATAGACTTACGAAACCACAAGCCCACGGATATATCTTTTGTGATATTCGCAGATGGAGCGAACTCTTCGTGGCTTTCGAACTATCCAGTTTTCAATGCTGGCCCCGACCTCTTATCTGGGATAAAGGTAATACTGGTTCCTTCGGAGACATGGAGTACGGTTTTCGCCAAACATACGAAGCAATCTTATTTATTAATAAGGGCAGACGAACAATGGCTAAGCCCCATACTGAAGTCTTCCGATGCCAAAATCCTACAAGCGGTAACCACGCAGCTGGAAAGCCGCCAGAACTCCTCATCGAACTTCTGAGCTGTAGTGTTCTGCCAACCAATACAATCCTTGACCCGTACTGCGGTGAGGGTAATATCTTTCCTGCGGCCACTGAACTCAAGTGTACAGCAACGGGAATAGAAAAAGAAGAATCAACCTATCACATGGCTGTTGCCACACTGGAGGCTCTAACCAATAATGAAAGCAAAGAATGAACTGCCACACTTTATTCATATATCACGATATGCTCGATGGAATGACGACGAACAGAGACGGGAGACCTGGGGAGAAACGATAGACAGGTACGCTGACTTCTGGATGAAGAAGTATCCTGAACACGACCAAGCTATCAGTAACTTCTGCACAGAAATCCATACAGTCAAGGTCATGCCGTCTATGCGACAACTGATGACGGCTGGGCCAGCACTTGAGAAAGACCATGTAGCTGGATACAACTGTGCCTTCTTAGCTATCGACCAGATATTTAAATTTGCTGAGGTCATGTACACACTTATGTGTGGCACAGGCGTCGGCTTCTCTGTCGAGCGTCAGTATGTAAACTACCTCCCTGAGTTACCGAGCCACTTCTACGAGTCCAACACTACGGTGAAGGTAGCAGACAGTAAGCTTGGTTGGGCCATGGCCTTTCGGGAGATACTAAGTTTACTCTCTGTCGGACAGATACCTAAGTGGGACATATCCGCCGTGCGCCCCGCTGGTGCAAGACTGCGTACCTTCGGCGGACGGGCATCTGGCCCCGGACCTTTGGAAGAACTCTTCCGATACGCGGTAAGAATCTTTAAACAAGCTGAGGGGCGGAGGCTAACTTCCCTCGAGTGCCACGATCTTGTATGCAAGACTGGACAGGTTGTTGTCTCCGGAGGCGTCCGTCGCTCAGCGCTTATATCCCTATCAAACCCATCAGACGAGAGGATGAGAAATGCAAAAGTCGGAGAGTGGTACAGACCAGACCAATCACCGTGGCGTAGTTTGGCTAACAACTCTGCCGCATATACTGAACGGCCCGATATGGAAATCTTTATGCAAGAATGGACTTCGCTCCTCAAATCCAAGTCGGGTGAGAGAGGTATTTACAATGTGGCTGCAGCACAAAAACAAGCGGCTCGTAACGGACGTAGAGATTCAAGCCACCACTTTGGCACCAATCCTTGCAGTGAGATTATACTTCGAGATAGAGAATTCTGTAACCTTACAACGACAATCGTACGTGCTGATAATACACTCGATGAACTTAAAGCAAAAGTCCGCACTGCTACGATTATTGGAACGTTTCAGTCAACTCTTACAGATTTCCATTTCCTCTCCGACACCTGGAAAAAGAACTGCGAGGAGGAACGTCTGCTTGGGGTCAGCCTTACAGGAATAATGGATCACCCCGTGCTGAATGGGAGACTGAAGCATACCCCAGACTGGTTCATGTCTACAGACAACGGGGCACATACGTTACCCGATGTCCTTCGTGAACTCAAACAAGTAGCTATCGACACCAACCTTGAGTGGTCGCAGAAGCTAGGGATTAACCAAGCCACCGCCATTACCTGTGTTAAACCAGAGGGAACGGTGAGTCAACTCTGTGACACAGCCAGCGGTATCCATGCACGACATGCGAAGTACTACATTCGTCGTATACAATTGGACAAGAAAGACCCAGTCTTTTCCCTTCTCAAAGAATGCGAGGTTCCTCATGAAGACCTATATACAAGTCCGCAACACGTCGCAGTGTTTTCGTTTCCACAAATGGCACCTAAGGGAGCTGTTACTCGCTCGCAAGTCACTGCCCTCGATCAGCTTAATCTTTGGCTCACATACCAAATCCACTGGTGTGAGCATAAACCTTCCCAGACAATATACATACGTGACCATGAGTGGATGGAAGTTGGAGCTTGGGTCTATAAGCATTTTGACTTACTCTCGGGGATATCATTTCTGCCATATAATGAAGATGACACCGTATATACCCAGGCTCCATATGAAGAGATTGACGAAGCTGCGTATAATGAGATGTCCGAAAACTTTCCAATGATTCATTGGGATAGGTTATCAATATTTGAAACAGAAGACACGACAGACATGATGAACGAGATGGCGTGTACTGGTGATAAGTGTGAGGTATTGTGAGGAGGTGAAGGGATGAGTGATTTATTACCGTGTCCTTTTTGTGGTGGTGAGGCTGAACTGTACAAAGGCGCATCACAAGAAGCGGGAGAGAAGAATGCCTGAAGTCCACGGATACGGCAACCCCACCGCTGACATAATGATAGTTGGCGAAGCCCCCGGCAAGACTGAGGAGGAGCAGGGTCGTCCGTTCGTCGGCTCATCCGGATACGAGATGAACAACATGTTAGCAGAGGCAGGGATATCTCGCGACGAATGTTTCGTAACAAACGTCTCTCGCCTCCGCCCACCATATAATAAGATTGAAAACTTCTTCATGACTAAGACAGAAGCGAAGAAGCGTGGCGGAATAGAGTGGCACGGTAAGTACCCAGACAAGCCTATACTCCAGGGTCTCCCTGCGTTGCAAAAAGAAATCGAGGCTGTCGACCCGAATGTAATCATCGCCTACGGTGCCACGTCTTTATGGGCACTGACAGGTTTAACTGGTAAGACAAACAAACCAGCCCCGACTGGAATCATGACCTGGAGAGGGAGTCAGTTAGAAACCCTCCCCGAGTTTGGTTCTCGCAAGGTAGTCCCATGCGTCCATCCTGCCGCCATTCTTCGTCAGTGGGCAAACCGACATATAGGTATCTATGACCTTCGTCGCGTAGCCGAAGCGAAGAACACTAAGACCTGGGACTATCCTAAGTATGACTTCCACATTAGACCTAGCTTCACAGATGTGATGTTGTATTTTGATTCGATACAAGAAGCATTTGCAGAAGGCTACCATGTAAAGCTAGCTTGCGATATTGAAACCCGGCTCAGACATATTGCTTGTCTTGGTCTTGCTAACTCTGCTCGTAGTGCTCTATGCATTCCCTTTATGTCGACAGATAATCCGTCGGGGTACTGGTCTACTACCGAAGAGTCTGAGATAGTCTGGTCGTTAAAGGATATCTTAACCCACCCACAAACTATTCTCATCGGACAGAACTTCGACTATGACATTCAGTACATGTCTAGAGAGTGGGGATTCGCCCCGCTTCCCGCGCGGGACACAATGATATACCAACACACTTTATTCCCCGGCCTTCAAAAAGGACTCGACTATCTGTCCTCAGTATACTGTGAGTTCCACCAGTACTGGAAAGACGAGGGGAAGGAATGGGACCCAAAGCTCCATGATGAAGAACGACTATGGACATATAACTGCAAAGACTGCGTAGTTACTTATGAAGCCGACGAGGTGTTGCAAAAACTTATCGAGATGTATAAACTCGAAGAGCAGGTAGACTTTCAGATGTCTCTCATTCGCCCCGTCCTGCGGGCTGAGCTTAGGGGAACCCTCATGGATAACGAGGCTAAGCGCCAGGCCAAGTCAGACATGATGGAATATATGTTCGATGCTACTGCGTTCTTTGAATACATCCTCCCTGAGAATATCTATAGACGAAAGAAGACTCCGTGGTATGATAGCCCCACCCAAACCGCTGAGGTTCTTTACGACGTTCTTATGCTCCCTGAGCAATTCGCTCAACGTGGTAAGGGTAAGAAAACTCGCACAGCTAATGACGATGCGCTTGAAGCATTAGGTATAATAGAACCTTTGATAAAGCCAGTCACAGACAGACTACGAGACTATCGCTCAGCTAAGAGTCTTATGTCAAACTTCCTCAACGCCCCTGTGGAATGGGACAACCGGATGCGTAGCTCTATTAACATATGCGGAACTGAGACGTTTCGTAAATCCTCCAGCCGAGATGTATTTGGCTATGGAGGCAACCAGCAAAACTTAACCAGTGGGAGTAAAGAATCATGAGCAACAAAGACAATGACCCTGACACATACCGAGATGTTACACCGCCTGAAGGATGGGTAGCGCAAATAATGGCTGACATGGACGACGCCAATAGCGAATCGGGAGTCCGTAGACGTACCGAAGCCATGCTCGAGGAGATTGATAAACGCTTTTCAAGAATAGAACATCTGCAAGAATTACATATGCAGGCTTTCGACCAGGTTGAAAAGTCCCTAACCGTAGTCAAAGAAACTCTGGAGCTTATCTGTGAAAGTTCCAAATCTCCGTAAAGTTCTTATCCCCGACCCAGGGTATCTCATATGCGAGTCTGACTTAGCTCAGGCTGACGCACAAGTTGTTGCGTGGGAAGCAGATGACCAAGCTCTTATGGACTTCTTCATAGCAGCTCGGACAGACCTTTCCCTTGACTTACATACGACAAATGCAGAAGCCCTGGGTCTTACTGGCCCGGCTGGTCGGCAACTAGCCAAGGCCGGAGTCCACGCAACAAACTACGGAGCAAGTGTCCCAAGACTAGCAAAGGTCCTTGGCATTACAAAAACCATGGCCCAACTATTCGTCAACAAATGGTTCGCGGCTCATCCAGCTATACCTCGCTGGCACGAGAGAACTCAAGATTCTCTTAACGCTTCCCGATCAGTAACTAATAAGTTTGGCTACACTCGTCGCTACTTTGAGAGACCAGACAGTTTGCTTCCTGAGGCTTTGGCTTGGGTTCCCCAGTCAACGGTAGCTCTAGTAATCGACAAGGGCTGGGCAAACATTGACCGAGAACTCTACTCTCATGTAGAAGTTCTTTTACAAGTTCATGACTCATTGGTGTATCAGATAAAGAAAAGAAACTATACTCAATCTCTGCTCGAACATCTTCACCAATGTTTACACATTGAAATACCGTACGATAATCTACTAACTATCCCTGTCGGCATCTCCATCAGCGAGAAGTCTTGGGGTCATTGCGAGGAGACAACATGGAAAATAGCAGCGTAGAAGAAAAGAAGCCTCTAACTAAAGAAGACTACCACAAGACATTCGTCTGTAATGGATGTGGAAAGAAGTCCTGCGAGGAAACTTACATAGGCGGAGTTCACATAATCCAATGTGTAGGCTGTGGGGGTATGTATAACTACGACATATACTTCAAGCTACGAATCATAGCCACTCCCGATGATGACCCTGAGGAGGAGAACGCCCAGTGTTCGTTTACTTAGCCAATCCCTATAGCGGCACAGGAGCTAAAGAGCACGAGAGATACGAGCAGATAGTTGAGGTATGCGCGACTGCGCTTAAGGCAAACTGCCCAATCTTCAGCCCGATAAACCACTGGCATCCAATCAGCCGTACCTATGGGGTTGAAGGAAGCTTTGGTATGTTTCGTATCCAGTGTGAAGCGCTCCTTCCACATGCCAGTTGTCTGGTAGTCATTACCCTACCTGGCTGGAAACATAGTGTAGGCGTCAGTCACGAATGGTGTATGGCAGAGGAACTAAGTATCCCCTCCTTCCATGTTACTTTGGCTGAAGCTCTATCACTTTCTTATTGGGAGAAACTCAGAGATCGCTATTCAACGGAACTACCCTGATTGGATACGGGCCTATTTAGAATATACTCGTGTACTGGAAGCCCCGGATACCTGTCACTTCTGGTCAGCGGTTGCGGCTATTGCCGGAGCCCTGCGTGGTAAGTGCTGGTTCGATATGGGCTTCTTCAAATGGAAGCCAAACTTCTTTATTATTCTTGTCGGCCCTCCCGGAATAATTAACAAGAGCACCACGATAGAGCAAGGCTATGCCCTTCTCCGTGAAGTGCCGGGGATTCACTTCGGCCCTGACTCAGTAACTTGGCAAGGACTCACTGATGCCTTTGCAGAAGCTAGTGAAGAATACACCCTCGCAGATAACTTAGGTGTCTTATCGTCCAGCTCTATTACCATCGCCGCTAGTGAGTTGGGAACCTTCCTTGACCCACGGAACAGGGAGATGATAGACGTCTTGGTAGACCTCTGGGATGGACGCCCCGTTCCGTGGAAGCGTAGAACCAAAGGCGAAGGTCAATCCGAAATAGCCAATCCTTGGTTTAACTTCGTCGGCTGTACTACACCTGGGTGGATGCACGAGAACTTCCCTGAGTACGCAATTCAGGGTGGGTTCACATCTCGGACGGTGTTCGTGTATGGAGAGCACAAGAGATTTTTCAACGCCTATCCTCATCGGTCAATAGTTCCTAAAGAAAGAATGGAAATGAAAAGCAAGCTGGTCGAAGACTTGAAGCTCATAGCTAAAATCTCTGGCCCCTTCGACCTTACTGAAGATGCCTATGCTTGGGGAGAGAAGTGGTATGGTGAACACTGGCAACGCCCCCCGAATGAAACAGATAGTTTAGCTGGTTACAAGGCCCGCAAACAGACTCACATACACAAGCTTGCCATGGTACTATCCGCCGCCAAGAGTGATGATAGAGTCATTCAACTCGAAGACATAAAGACCGCCAACACCTTCATAAGCACCCTTGAGTCCACCATGCCTAGCGTGTTCTCAGCTGTGACAGAGAACCGAGACACGAAGTTTGCGGCTATGGTAGTCAAGCAAGTCAAGCATCATCCGAAGATAACCAAGACAGAAGTATGGCGCAAGCTGTTCAATGTAATGTCTATCAATGAATTCAACCTCGCACTCCAGGCCGCGGTAATTGCTGGCTATGTAAAGGAAACCAACAACGGTACAGACCTTGTACTCAGCTACGTTGGGCCTCGGGAAAAAGCTCCTCAATCTCAAGAAAGTCCCGACGAAACCCTTTCTCATTCGGCAGACCACGCTCCCGTAGAAGTGCCCGACGACGACGCTGCTTCAAGCTCTCCTTTAGTATCCTCGGAGTTATCCGAAGGCCAGGAGGTGCGTTCTGATTAAATTGTTTAACTGCTTTCCGTACGTCTGCTATGCCTTCCCGGTGGCCCTCACCTTGGGCATATGCGTACTTCTCGAGGAGGAGACTTCTTCTCATCAGGACATACCTACGGAAGTCCTCTTTAATTCCGCGCAGCTCGTACGTAGTAGAAAGTCTACTTGGAGCGAATCCCAATGATTGAGCAATCAACTCTGCTTGTGCTTGACTGTCATGCGGATCAAACTCAACTACTTGTCCGCCCCCACGGAATGTCTCTTCGCCTCTCGTGTGAAGACGCGCTGCTTTTGAAAGAGACTTCAACGCTATGGGCATACCCCTCTCCCATTTCTTCCATACATCAGGATCTGAGGACTCTGCTACTTTCCATAAGTTGTAAGGAATCCCTATCACTGGGCCAAGAATATCAACCACTGTCCGTCCGAATTTTGCCTCCGGATTCCTTTCATTCGATAGTATCTCACCTACACCGGGAAGGAACCTACCCATGGTTAACGATCCCGTTATGTCTACATTGGGGACTGGCACTCCGAGAGCTTCAACTGCGTGTAACGGACCGAGACCCCAGTATCTTCCAGCACCGTGCATTATCAGATCTGGGCGGTCAGTAATTCCAGTCATCAGCTCACGGATATCATTCCGCAATTCCGTGTGCGGGTCTTTCATTCCCGTTAAGGTCTTAATCTTCGTCGTGCTCTTGTTCAAGATATCTAGTATATTCTCAGCAAACGGGATACCCTGTAGTCCAGCCAACAACCCAAGCATAAGCATGAACCGAATAGCTGTACCGCCGCCAGCCCCGCCCAAGGCAAGGAAGCTAGCGCCCTGCATCCACATCCAGAAGAGGAAGATAACGCTCTTCTTTCCTCGCATAAACTGAGGCCGGTTCCACTTAGCATACTCAAACATGGCAGTCTGAACAGCATCCTTTCCAACCTGATATATCTCTTCCGGGTCAGTGATTCCACTCTTCTCTGCCAACCGTGTAGCAGAGATAAAACTCACAAGCCTTGTATACTTCTCAGCATTCCTGAACATCCACGCACCGTAGTAGCTAGTATTACTCATCAGCCGCCCGGTCGCAGTACTCGGCACCATCCTTTCCAACACATTACTATCACTGAACCCAGCAAGCTCAGTTGCAATACTCTCATCTAAGAACCCATCTTTTCTTGCTCTGTCAATCATGTCATTCAGAGCATTACTTATCTTAGGACTCTTACCTCCAAACACCCGAGCCGCGTCGATAGTTGCATTAGCAATTTCCTTAGTCGTCTTGACATCTCCGAATTTACTCGACAAGTACGGATACAGCACCATCGGCACCTGCGTCATGTTCACAGCTGCTGACTTCGCATTGAATCCCAGGTACCACAGAAAGGCCATGGCCCTCAGCTTACTCCAGTCATCCTCTGGGTTCATGATATAATTATAATGGTCTCGGAAGTAATCACCCAACATAGCCGCACTGGTGGAATCTCCTATCTCCTGATCCACCCGTGTACGTAGCTGGTCAAACCCCTTCAGCGCTGCGTCCATGTCAATGAAGTGCTCAACCCGAGCAATGTGATTTGCCGCACTCAACATGTAGGAACTATATACCCTTAGCGCATCTTCGCTGAACCCGGCCACACCTTTACGATTCAAAAGGTGCTTAAGGAAAGCCCGTCCAGGAGACAGCCTTATTGTTATCTCCTTCATCCGTTCCTGTTGCTGAGGTGTTAATCCTAGCTCATTCTTAAAGCTATCGATTAACGTTGGCGGCAGTCCGAGGAATTGGAATTCTTTATCCGTCAACTTACTCATGGTAATCTTCGCAGAGCCAAGCTGACTCAACTTATGCAGCTCTTCATTCCGAAGTAACTGGGCCTTCCGTGTCTCATGTGTCTCGAACAACACAGTGTCCCCAGCCTCATACGAACGCCCAGCGAATTTCATTGCCTTCTGTGCTTTCACAGTAACGGTGTACTGCCCAAACCGTTGGCGTGGAAAATAGTTTCTGTTCTTCAGCTCACTGAAATCCTTCTCGATCTTATTCAGCCTTGGAATCAGCAGGAACTTCTCACTCCCTTTGTCTGCCAGAGCCGCTTGTAACATCTGCTTCCGGGTATCCTTATCCGTAGTCCTCCAGGCTTGTAGAAACTCCACCGCCGCCGCCTGCGACCCGAGGCTTTCCAGCGCTGCATTATACTCCAGCCCCGGTTGCAACCTGTCCAAAATCGTACGGAAGCTCTCATCAATCTCGGTAAACAGCGCCTGCCCTGCCTCATCCAGTTTATTCTTCTGCATGATCCTAGCCACTTCCTCTGGAGTCAACCTCCGAGCAAGCTCGTCACTCGTAGTACTGACCTCAAAGATAGTCTTACTCAGAGCCTCACTCCTTGTATTACTCGTGCTCCACCGTCCAGCAATGTCAGACGCCAGTTCCATTATCTCTGTCTTAGTGTTCCACCACCTCTGCACCACCTCGAGGTAATTCTTACTAGGACTTACATTAAACACCCGAGCCATTTGCAATGGAGTCAACACACCACCGGCACCTTTCACTCTCCAGACCTGGGTAAACTTCTTCAAATTTTCCTTAATAAGTTTCAAGTCCATATCCAAGTTTGCTTCAAGATTCGCGGCATGAGCCTCAGTCTTACTTGCAAAGACTTTAACAGGCGTCTCAGCTTGCGCAACATCACCAGGTATTTCCCACCATGAGAAGCCAAACTTATCTTTCACAATCTTCCCATCAAATTCCTTATAAATCTTCGGTAGTTCCTTCTCATACATCTTGAAGATTCCTTCCCATCTGTTTAGATTAAGCGCAACATCCGGTGGTACATTTGGCTTGAAGCTTATAAGTGCATTTTTGTGATATTTACCTGCAACGATAGCCGCTGTCCTGCCTGTAGGAAACCTAATAGGCTTTCCAGGAAACATAATAGCATTCCTGCGTATATACTCACGTACCGTTTGATTCAACAGCGTAGTTCTCTGTGGAAAATCAACTGTATCAAACTGCCTATTCTGAGCTACATCACTTTGAACTTCCACCACATGAGTAACATCTTCCTTATCAACAAACCCACGAGTATGTGATAAATAATTATTCGAGTCTTTAAAATGTTCTGATGCCCTAGACAGTTCTCTCCCAACCTCATCGATAGGTCGTTGAGTTTGCGTTGGCCCTTCCCAAACTAATGCCGAAGCTTGAACTCCATCCAATGTCTTGTCTAACCCTTGTTGTCCAACAAGCAATTGATACTCCGTTGCTATCGCTTCACTATTAGCTTGCTTAACAGCGTCCATTAACAGGCCAGCCTTTGCTCCTGCATCACCAAGTCCTTGGTATATCTCATCATTAAAGAATTCCTCAAAGCTGTCAGTACCAGAGTTTAATCTAGCCCTTAAGTCTTTTAGTATTTTATCTGGCTGCCTTATCTTAGTTGCATCTAAACGAAAGTGTGCGTCCCTGTACATCCACGCACCCAAACGAAAGTGTGCGTCTGCCAAAGCCTTTCTATCTTTCTGGACTAACGCTAACAACTCCGCATCGAAGTTATCCAATATAGCCTGGTCTTCTCTACCAATATTCTGGAAGCCCACATTTGATAACTCAGGAGCATGCCAACTCTTTGCATTCAACGGGAGTATTCTTTGCATTACTTCGTGAATCAAAGTCTCCCTCTGGAACCTCCTCCCTATATGATGCAGTGCAAGTACTTCCCTGAATATCTCTACCTCACCTTTCTTAGCCTTCGCAGCTTTCAGCGCCTGCACCACATGCCCGGCGTTCAACCACTGTTTCTTCGGGAGTGCATCCAACACCCTTGTAGTATACTTAGGAATCTCTTTCAAGTCCACCATTCTGCGCAAATAGTTCTCTGTACGGAATTTCCCGCCCAAGTTAGTCGTATTAATTGGGGCGGATAAATAACGTCGGATATCACTCAGCATTACCCTCAGTTCTGTGTCAGATAACTTAAGGTTTGGTAGGAACTCACGAAGGAATCTCCTCAGCGCAGCAACAACCCGAGTAAGGACTGGGGCACGAGGATTACTTTCTGCCAGATGTGCAATCTTTTCCTCAGCAAGTTCCCTTTTATGTACAGGATTTGATAAGTCTAGTCCATACAAGTTAGCGAGTCCAGAAAGGTCAAAGGACTGGGCCACTTGGTCTAATAGTGCATTAAGTTCCTTGGGAAGAAGCACAGCCCTCAACCCATGGTGAGCCAGGGTTTCATGAAAATATGCCTGTACAACAGCTTCAGGGGACTTGAGTCTATCTGCTATCAAGAACATTGTTTGTGAGTCAACATAGTACACAGCGCGAGTGCCCCGTGCTTGAGCCGCGCGCTTAACATCTGGATGAACTATATCCTCGTGGCTCTTGACAATTGAAATCTGCGGGCCAAGTGGAAGTGCGATAGCCTCCACAGTTTCTTTCACCTGTTCCACCGAAATACCTGGTACTTGTGCAGTTGGAGCTACCTTTCGACTTTCGAATATCCCTTTCCTCAGCTCCACATTTTCTTTCTTAGTAGCAGTCCTACGCTCTACTATCTCTCCCTCTGCCTTTGATCGCAAGGCATCCAAGATTTCGAATTCTTTGTCTGTGAGTCCCTCTTCGATTTCTTTTTCCAGCAGTTTATCAAGACGCTTCTGCTCTCCCTTAGTAAGTCTTTCGACACTTTCAGGACGAAGGGGACTGGTTTCAATCTCTTCTGGTGTAACTTGCAAGGACTCGTCATGTGTGACTACCTCCTCAGTTTCTGTATTCACGTCTGGAAACGAAATAGCATCCTGTTCTCTACGAGAAGAAACAGTCTGGTGCTGAGGAATAGTTATTGGTCTAACCTTACCGCCAATATCTAACGTTCCGACCTGCACTCTCGGTTCTCTTGTAGTAACCTTGAGTCCTTTACCCTCATCGATTCTATCTTCTACAATCGGTACCAAGGACTTATCCCGGGCAATAGGACTATGTGGTATTGGAAGCCCAAATGTCTGTTCCTGTACAGAAAAAGCATCAGCGGAGACTAATCCACTCTCATTCACAGCAGTAAAAACCGGAATAGGTGTACGCTCCGTTTGCTCAACCTGGTCTCGACTATCGGGGATTTGCTGAAGGGGAGCGCCTAGCTGCTGGGTGAGGAAAGCAATCTCTTTATTAATAACCACATCACCTCTTTCACCAAGGTCAATGGAGCTATAATCAGGCACCGGTGCCACTGTTTCTTCCTGCAACAACCCTTCATTTGGAAGAGTTGTGCTAGGCTTATTAACTTCCTCTGTTACCTGAGCATCGAAGTCTTCGAGTATTTCCTTCTCTGTCCGGTGACTTCTAGGACGGGAGAATGCGCCAACTGCACCACCAAACATGAGACCAGCAGCAGCCCCAACAGCCGCCGCGTCTCGAAGTCTCTTTCGACCTTCAGCCCCCAAGAAATCGTAGTTCTCATCCACAATCTCCCGCGCGGCACTGGCTATTACCTCCTGACCAAACTCAGTAGCGGCTTCTAGTCCTGATATAACTGTACCACCAGCAGCGATACGCTTGAGTATATTCGGACTCCCCATGATCTTATCAATCAATTTGCTCTGTAGCTGTGGCCCTACTCCGAGCATACGCCCAAGCTGAAAGATAGGAAGTATCTCCAAACTACCTGCTAAAGCACCGCCAGCAACAGCAATTCCCGGCCTGATTTCACCTATAGATTCGTGCTGTTCCTGAGCAATACCACCAGTTTCCAGTGTACTTGCACCGCCGAATACACCAGCTGTTTGGCCCCTAGTAATGGTCTTTTTCAAGGCTTCTTCTGTCAGTTCTTTCTTAAACTTATCAGCAGCAAGTTTCTTACCTACACCAGCTATAATTCCACCAACACCACCAGTTGCCACAATACTCGCAATGATAGGTAATTGTCTTCCTGCAACACCCTGCATGAAGTCTACAAAAGACCCAACATCTTCAATCTTGTCGATGTTATCTACCAGTCCAGCAGTCAGCCGATGAGCCTCGTCAAACCGCTTTCCAGCAGCCTCGAAGCTTTCCGTCGCCGCGTTCTCAAACCCTAAGAGTTCTTGCCCTGTACCCACAGCTGCGCGAGTAAGACCTATGGTCTCCTCTACACCAGCTTTGAGGTTAGGAATGAAGTCCCCTGGTTCGTCAGTTTCCCGAGGCTGACCAGCAACGGCTTGGTCAAACCCTTCGAGGGCTGACTCAAAACCGTGCTTTTGTTTCGCCTTTTCTGTATCTTCGTCGAAAGCCGCTAGGGCATCATTGAAGTCTACCATTATAGTGGCCTTGGTTGTGGAGATGCCGCAAGTGACAGTAATGCCGCAGCCGATGCTTCCTTCTCCGCTTTTTCTCTCCGTAAGCGTTCGATTAACTGTTCCAGACCTTCAGACTTCTGCTTGGCAGCGTCTTCTTGCTCGACTGACATAACCTTCATTACCTCAGCGACCAATGCGTCTGGGTCAATCCCCCTCTGCTCTGCTATGAACCGGATACCAGCTTCAACATCCTGCCCATCCTGAGCAAACAAGCGAGCCTGTTGTACCGCAGCACTTATAGTGACCGGGTTCGGAGCTTCAGGTAGAATCGGCTCAAGTCCCTCATTGCCAGCGGCCTGAGAATTGTAA